TCCTACTCCGACAGGAGAACTCGGTAAGTTCGGCGGTAAGGGAAAGATCTCTTACACGATTTCCGGCAAGGGTGTAAATGAAGTACGTGAAATCGTAGTTCATGTCACACCGACATCCGCTTGGGCAAGAATCACAGCCTGACAGTCAAAGCATGCGGAAGCATGCTTCTGATGCTGATAAGAGTAGACTGCCGTGCAACTCGGCAGATCAGCTAAAAAACAATTTGAGAGAGGAGAATAGCGATGGCTATCACATTTGAATTTGAAGGCGATTCTTACACACTGGAATTTTCACGCAAATCCATCACCATGATGGAAAGGAACGGCTTTGTCATTGACGAAGTTCCCAACAAACCGATGACAATGCTTCCCAGACTGTTTGCCGGTTCGTTTATCATGCATCATCCGCGCATCAAGGAAGAAACGATCAATACGATCTATAAAGCAATGGGTGACAAAGAAGGACTGACAGAAGCATTGATCGAACTGTATAACGAACCGATCAACGCAATGTTTGATGAGCCTAAAGATTCCGAAAAAAAAGTGGTCTGGAAGAAGGGATAGCACACAAGCTTTCCGAACCTTCTTCCGAAACAAAGGAAAAAGAATCTGCCAGTCTGTTGTTTGACAGAATGTGTCCCTACTATCTTTCCATCGGCATGCCCTATGACCTTTATTGGGAAGGACATGCCGATATTGTTAAGGCATTCAGAAGAGCAGAAGAGGAAAGAATCCGCAGTGATAACTTCCGCATGTGGCGAATGGGTATGTATGTTACTCATGCTGTCGGTACTGCTCTCGCAAATGCCTTCCGCAAAGAAGGCAGTGCTTCAATTCCGTATACTTCTGAACCGTTCCCTGTTTTTGAAAGCGATGCGATAAAGAAACGGGAAGATGATGAGAGGATGCGGATGGAAAAGATGTATGCACGTATGGAAGCAAAACTGAAAACACACAGGCAGATGGATTTTTCCAAACAGGGGGAAGCTATAGATGGCAGAAGCAACGATAAGTAAACTAAAATTCACCATTTCTGCTTCAACGACAAGCGCAAGAAAGAACATCGAAAAACTGACTGCGGCAGTAAATGATTCTGCTCTTGCGGTTCAGAAACTGAAGAGTGCCTATTCAAGTCTGGAAGGCGATGCTTACTCAGCAATCCGTGACATGAAATCGGAAATGAGGGCGCTGAAGAAAACAGTCGATGACATTGCCAATGCTGAAGCAAAAAGAAAAAAGCAGGAAGAAGAAGCTGCGGATGCCGCAAGGGCAAAGGCTAAAGCAGAAGAAGACTCGGCATCAAGGCTTGACGAACAGGTAAAAGCAACAGACGATCTTGCCGACCGAACTTCTGCTGTGGTGAAAGCAGAAGAGGAAGCAAACAAGGAAACGGAACGCGGTTTAGGAATCCGTGAGAAGCTGAGAGCAGCCATTTCCAAAACTGCCGGTGCTATGAAAGATGGTGTACTCAGCGTAGCAACGGGATGGGACAAAGTCCTTCAGGGTGGAAACAACATCTTTGATTCGGCTATGCTGTCAGGCGGTAATTTCTTCTCTAAATTCACCAATGATATCGGCTCTGTGCTTTCACATTTTGACACGTTCAAAAACATCGTTCCCATCCTCAGTTCGATGGGCAAGATTTTCCAGAGTCTCACAAGAGCTGCCGGACAGTTTGCCAACACATTCATCTCAATCGGCAAGGCAATGGGAAGTTATCTGACCAAGAACATCAGAGCATTCAGCGATGCAATCTCCAGTCTGTTCAACACGATTGCCAGAAGAGCGCTGATGATGGGCGTCAGAGCGGCAATCAAGGCGGTTGTTTCCGGCGTGCAGGAAGGCATTAACAATCTGTATCAGTGGTCACTGGCAGTTGATCAGACGTTTGCAAATGCGATGGACAACATTGCCACATCTACAAACTATCTGAAGAACAGTCTGGGTGCGGCTTTTGCTCCTGCAATAGAATCGCTTGCTCCGGTCATTGACTTTATTATCGATAAGTTTGTTTCACTGCTGAATGTGATCAATCAGGTAATCGCACTGCTCGGCGGTAGGGCATACTGGACAAGAGCAATCAAACAGCAGGCTAACTTTGCGAATGCCGCTTCAGGCGGTGCCGGGAAAGTGGGCAAGGCAGCCAAGGAAGCCAAGAAGGATATCGATCTGTATCTTGCTTCGTTTGACGAACTGCATGTTATGAACAAGCCGTCTGAATCCGGCTCAAGCGGAGGAGGCGGTTCCGGCGGTGGAGGCGGTGCCGGTGGAACGGACTATGCCACAATGTTTGAAAACATGCCGTTCGATTCTACGCTGAAGGATCTGATCGATGCAGGAGACTGGTTCGGTGTCGGTGAACTGTTTGCCGATAAAATGAACGTGATCACACAGCAGTTAGATGACTGGATTGTAAACGTGTTTGAACCGTGGGGTATCGAATGGGCAAACAATCTCGGCAATCTGATCAACGGATTCGTATCACGGTATGACTGGTCACTTCTGGGAAAGACGATTGCTGACGGCATGAATGCAGCTGTCCGAATCGCAAATGAATTCCTCACCACAACAGACTTCATTGCACTGGGTGAGGCAATCGGCACTGCGGTGAAATCGTGGTTTGACAATGTATCCTGGAATGAAGTGGCAGAGTATTTTGCAAACAAGCTTAATGCGGCAATTCACTTTGCATTTGGTTTCCTGTCAAAGACACTTGCCAATGGCGGTGAGATCGGACAGACGATCTCTAATGCCGTGCAGACATGGTTTACCAGTGTGGATTGGGAAAGAGCATCTCAGGCACTACAGACAGGATTCAACGGCATCGTTCAGGGTCTTGCCAGATTTGTGTCAAACGGGAGCATGTGGGAATCTGTAAAGAAGAGTCTCACTACAATGTTTGACGGACTTGGCAAGCTTGATGCAAAAGGACTTGCTCAGAGCCTGTCACAGCTGTTTATCAAAGCAATGGAATCTGTCAGTCTGTCCGGCGGTTGGGAGACCATCGGCAGAAAGATCGGCGAATTCCTCGGCAATCTGGACTGGGCAGGAATCATCGAGAGTGTGCTTAATGCATCATGGCAGATGATCAATGCCGGTGTGAGAGCATTTTTCAACGGTGGAGGCGGTTCTTCTCTGGCTGTATCAGTCGGTGGAATTATCGGAGCTGCTTTGATCGGAAAGGGAATCATGAAGATAGTCAGTGGCTATCTCGTTGGCAAAGGACTTGAGCTTGCCGGACTGAAGGTCGGTATCGGTGGAGCGATCACAGCAACGGGTACTGCTGTTGCTAAGAAATCATTCGGTGCGGCGATTCTCGGATGGCTGAAGGGAGCGTTAGGAACGGCAGGTGCTTGGCTTGCAACATCCGGTGTAGGACTCGGCGGTCTGCTTCTGACAATTCCGATTGGCATTGCATTGTCCCTTAAAGATGAAGGAGCAAAGCAGACTACCAATCAGCTCCAGAGCATGACTGATGAGGAATGGAAACAGAGATTCGGTGATACTCCACGTTATTACGGCAACGGAAGCAAACCGACCAGTGCTGTTACCAATGCCGTAAATGACAAGGTGAATCTGAGCATGAATGCGGAAGTGGAAATCAACGCAACGATGAAGTCACTGACCGATAAGATTCCTACCAAACAGAAAAACATCGCTACCGTTGCTGAACTGCGGACAAAGAACGAACTGTTCGATCACAATTCAAAGAATATGACAGCCGTTCTGGCAAGCAAAGCTGACAACTACGGCAATAAGTCCAAAAACATGACTGCTGTTCTGAAAGACAAATCAGATGATTACAGCAAGTGGTCAAAGAAGATGTCAGCATGGTTTACCGATAAGTCAGACGATTACAGTAAATGGTCGAAAGCAATGACTGCATGGCTGAACAGCAAAGAAGAAGACTTCAGCCATACAACGTACCTGAAAGCAAGCATTGAACTTGATGATCACAGCCATGCAATTGCCAGACTGGAAAGACTGTTAGGAAGAGCAACAGGCGGTGTGTATACATCAAGCGGATGGAGACCGATTCAGACTTATGCTGAAGGCGGTATTGTCGGCAGAAACGGAGCAATTAAAGCTTATGCAACGGGCGGTTCCCCTAATGGCGGTCAGCTGTTCGTAGCCAGAGAAGCCGGTCCTGAACTGGTAGGCAATCTGGGCGGTCATACAGCAGTCATGAACAATGATCAGATTGTTGCTTCCGTATCAGACGGTGTTGCCAGAGCGGTGGCTTCTGTTATGACGGGCATAAGCGGTGATAAGACCATCGTGCTTAATTATGACGGCAAGACACTGTTCAAGGCAGTGGTAAGCGAAAACAATGAAACGTTCATGCGGACAGGTAACAGTCCGCTGATGGTGTGAGGTAATTATGGCTTCTAAGAAAAAGATTCCAAATACGGAACATCTTGCCGACAAGGCAACACGAATTGTTGAAGTATACGATACAGAGAATTCCGAATGGGCAACACTGGTCAATCCTTCCAAAATGGTCTGGAATGTGTATGACCTTGATGCAGGCGGTACAACAGGCAGAACGATCACGGGGAAAATGCTCCGTGACCGTGTTGCCGTCAAGGAAAAGATTGAAATGGAATTCCCACCGATGGAAGCAAGTGACTTCACGGAAATGCTTCGTCTGGTGGCAGGACAGTCCTTCCAGTGCCGTTATTATTCTCTGAAGACCGGCAGTGTCAGAGTGGCTGAGATGTATGTCGGTGACAGAACTGCATCTGCTTATAACAAATACAAGCGGAATGAAAAAGACATTTATACTGATGTGAAGTTTAACTTCATTGAAATATAAGGAGATAAATATGATCCCTGTTTCAGAAGATTTTGAAAAAATAATCAGCAGTGGGTCTGTACCGGTGACAGATGGCTCTGTCACTTTTTCAGATACTGCCGAAAGAGTATTCGATCTGACCGTAACAATTAATGATGTGGAAGTTGATCTGGACAGCATCTTCCAGATTGCCATTACGGAACAAGGAGCAAGCGGAAATAAGCTCTCAGTCGGTGATTTCTGCCGTAACCAGATTCAGATCCTCGCCAGTTCGACTCTGGCTGTGAACACATCTGATGTGATCAAAGTAACCCTGTCTGTAGACGGTGCATCAGACATCATTCCGATGGGCAAGTTCTGGGTGTATGAGATTGAAAATGCGTCATCGAATTATGACATTACAATAACCGGGTACAGTGTGCCGGAGGCGATGAATTCTCTTGTCTCATTCTCAAACACAAAAGCATCAGAAAATCTGACTGAGATCGAAACCAGAACGGGAATGCCGATTCTGAACAAAAGTGTATTTGATTCAGTCTATACTCTTGATCCTACTGGAACCACGATTTTCGATTATCTGGCTGCCATTGCAGGCATTGCCGGGTATAACATCCGTGCTGACAGAAATGGCAATCTGGTGCCGTACTGCTATCCTGATATTGAAACAGCAGATGTGTATGAGATTGATGAGGATATCATTTTTGATGACGGCATGTCTGTAAAAGGAAACAAGACTACCATTGAATCTGTCAAAGTGACCGGTGCTGACAATTCTCCGAAGATAATCGGAACGGGATACGGCATTGAGTACAGCAATAATCTGATTGTGAATCCGCTTGCTGTGGCAAACACGATCTACAACAGATATCACAATTACGAATACACAAAGATGTCACTGCATTATTCAGGCAATCCTGCTCTTGAACTGGGCGATGTTGTTTCGGTTACTGACAATACCGGCACATATTATGGTCTTGTTATGGAACAGTCATTCATCCTTGACGGCGGTCTGACAGGCTTCATCGAATCGTATTCGGACATGTCCGGCAGAAACATCATTCCTTACTCTTCCATTAGAGCAAATCTTGAACAGGTGGCAAGCAATTCCATCGTTTCGACAGTCTATTACTATCTTGAGAACACCGGTGCAACACCGTCAAAAACAGATCCTAACTGGTCTACTACACAGACATGGACTGACGGCAAGCACAAGTGGAGAATGGAAGAAGTCACGTACGGAAGCGGTTATTATGAACGGCTTGACCCGGAGGACATTACCGGCAATACGGGCAAGGGCATTGTAAGCAAGACTGATTACTATATGCTCACCAGTAATTACGATGCTGTCACCAGTCCCAAGGAAGCTTATGAAGTTACAAAGTCAGGCAGGACAATTGCCGTAACTGATCCTATTGCCGGATATGTGGAAGATCTCAGCGTGACCGTTAATATCACACAGGAAGGAAGCGGTACACCATCTGCTACGAATATCAGACCGTTCGTGCCGGTGTATGTCTGTACGATCAACCGTAATGACGGAACAGAATCAAATGATTATCCGTTCTACTTCGATGAGAATGTATATCAGGGAACCATCAATATTTATGAAGGACTGATTTATTCAGACTGGAGATATATTGAACAATATAACGGGGAAGATCTCCCTGGGGAATGGCTTTCCGACAGAGATGTTTATTCTCCCGGTACAAAGCCGTCTATTGATGCCGAAGTACTTTACAAACTTGATATTCAGGATATCATCGAAACAACACCGTTATCTTTTTATCTGAAGGGTGGAAGAGCAACGCTGTCGGTAAATCTTCCAAGCATGAGCATTACATATTACGAACAGAAAGCCGCATCATGGGGAACAGAAACCAAGGATGCTGATGCTCAGAACAGATATCTGTGGTGGAAATATACGGAACTGTATAACGATAACAGTTCATACACATCAGATCCTGCTTTGATCAATCTGTATACAGAATCAAAAGATTACAGATTCTATAAGATCGTAAATGAGAATGACCCGGCTCCGGCAAAACCTACAAGCATTGTTACACTTCCTCCTGAAGGATGGACTGATCAAAGACCGACAGTTGAAGTGCTTGACGGCAAGTCGGTATATTATGTAGATCTGACAGTATATACAGATGGTACGTTTGAATATGACAGAGTAATGATTGATACAGATTCAGAAGATACGAAACAGGCTTATTACACATCGATCCTTGCACAGGAACAGGCATATACGCTGAGAAGCATTTTCAATAACTCAACATCAAAACAGGCTTTCGACAGACTGACAGACGGAGGCGCTCTTCAGGGACTGTTTACCAGTGACGGAGGCAACGCATATCTTAATGCAGACTTTATTAAAGCCGGTTCGATTGAAGCAGATAAGATTGCCGTAACCGATCTCTATGCACTGGCAGCCACAATCGGCGGTTTCCAGATTGATGCGGACAGTATTCATACAGCAAATGTTCCCGTAACAAGTGATGCAAATAATTCTGTTGCTCTGAGCAGTAATCCATACGGTTTTACAAGGTCAATCGGAAGCGAGTCTATTTCCGGCTTAAAGCTTGCAATCGGCTCTAAATTCGGTGTTACCACGGACGGTACACTGTATGCTTCAAACGGCAGATTCAGCGGTGATATTTACGGTTCAAATCTGTGGTTCGGAACGGAAAGCGGAGGAACCGGCATCACGGCTATCGGCGATAATTATGACGGAATGAAGATCTACGGACTCGGCAAAGTAGCAGTTACGGCAAACGGTGGTTTCTCGATTAATACTTCAACCGACGCAACAGTCTGGGGAGAAGACAACGGTGACGGTGCACGATTCTTCATGTCGAAGGGAAATTCAAGTGTGGGCGGCACCATTACCATGCGCTCCGGTGTCCGCGACAGAACTTATCAGGATGGTAATGTAATTAACGATGAGTATGCAACAATAAGTCTAGATGATACTTCTGGGCTGATTTTTGAGTTGCGCGGAACAAGAACGTATAACGGTACCCCTTATCCTTATGGTGCTTCATTTTATATGGCTAATGCCAACACTCATATGCAGTGTGATAATTTTATTTTTGCAACCAGAGAAAACAATATTCCGTCTGCGGATGTTACCGAAAAGTTGTTTCTCATTGATAATCAAGGTGTTGTTACAATTGCAGGTGACGGGGCAAAATACGGCAATGTCATCCTTGGCAAGCATGACAGCACATCGCTCGGTGTTAATTCCGTAACGATGAGAATGAATCCATCCCCGTTTGGGACATACATCGATGCTGATGGGGATGCATCTCCTCATTATAGACTGCGCGAGACTGAACAGCCTGTTCTGTACGGCTATGGCGGTGACACATATGGTATTGGTGTGCTTCTTGGAGGAAGCGGTACAACCGTTGTGGGTTCCGGCGAAGCAGGAAAGAATATCGTTCTCAACAACGTAAACAGTTCCCAGTCAGGCACAAACGAGTCACTGCATCTGGCATCTGACGGTGCGATTTATTTCTACAGCAACTGCAATACGATTGCCAACAGAAAACAGATGTATCTTGATACAAATGGTGAACTGCATGTTCCCGGCAAAGTTTATCAGGATGCTCCGGTCGCACTCGCAACATGGGGAACTTATTCGGCAGTTAACACTACCATTACTCTGAATAGCGCATATACTAATTACAGATTTATCGTTATCCGTTTTGGTTCTGATGCAGGCGGTTCAACAATCGGTGGTCTGTCTACAATGGTGATTCCTACTATGATGATGAATGCATCAAATGAATATCAGCACGGTTGGTATCAGGGTACCGCTTATCAGTCGATCAAGTTTACATCGCCTACTACTACTCAGATTAAGATTACCGGCAGAACCGGGAGTGCATCAGGCATCAGAAACGTATACGGATTCAATTAAGAGGAGACAGAAATGAAGATTTCAGAACTGCTTGCTTACAGACAGGACATCGACACGATTTGTAAACAAAATCCGACCTTTCCCACAAAAATTACATATACTATAGCTGTAAACAAGAAACGCATAATAGATGCGCTGATACCATTCGGCGAAACACAGAAAGTGCTTTTTGCAAAGTATGCCGATGGCAACACAAAGATTGAAACAGCTAATCCGAATTACCAGAAGTTCATCAAAGAACTTGATAGCCTGCTTGAAGAAGAGGTGGATGTGGAAATCGGAAAATTCAGTATTGATGATCTCAAAGTAGATGAGATTGATCTGGAAACCATGAACGCATTGATGTTCATGGTTGAATAAGGAACGAGGACTGATGAGTCAATTCATCAGTCCTTTATTTAATAAGGAAGAGATATGGCAAGTAAAACTCCAAAGGAATTCTACGAAAAATATAACGGTAAAGTCATTGATTACGATAGAGCATACAATGCTCAGTGCGTTGATGGATTTAAGATTTTCGATGCATGGGCAGGCATTCCGGTCAAGGCAACACCTAATAACTGGGCAGACGGTTACTGGTACTCAAAAGACGATCTCGGCTACAGACAGTACTTTGTCTATGTAACAGGCTCAAAGAACTTTCGCAACGGTGACTGGGTAATCTGGGCATACGGTTCCAAGTCTCATCCGAAATCTCATATTGCCATGTACTACAACGGTTATGCCTTCGGCGAAAACCAGGGAGGCAACCGTGGATTCCGGTTGGTTGAGACAAACTTCAGCGATGCTCTCGGAGCTTTGAGGTGGAAAGGATTTACATCTATGGATGACAGCGTAATGTACGGCATCGACATCAGTAACTGGCAGCCGGGTATCGATCTGGCTAAAGTCAAATGCGATTTCGTGATTGTCAAGGCAACAGAAGGAACGGACTTTATTGACAAGTACTGTGACGGATTCTTCCAGAAGGCAAAGAAGCTTGGTAAAAAGCTTGGATTTTATCACTTTGCAAGACCTGAGAAGAACAGCGCAGAGGCTGAAGCAGATTTCTTCTATAAGCAGACAAAAGGATACTTCGGTCAGGCTATCCCTGTTCTGGACTGGGAATCTTTCGGCAAGTCAAATGTCGGATGGGCAAAGAGATGGCTTGACAGAATTTACAGTCTGACCGGAATCAAGCCAATGATCTACATGTCTGAATCGGTGGTCAATGCGTATGACTGGTCTGAAGTGGTCAAGGGAGACTACGGACTGTGGGTTGCCAAGTACAAAGACAACAGTCCTGACTATAACTATGACATGAGCAATGCCGGAAGCAAGCCGTCTGTAAAATGGTGGTCTTTCTATGCGATGTGGCAGTGGACATCATCGGGCAGACTGGATGGTTTCAGCGGAAATCTGGACTGCAATATCTTCTACGGAGGCAAGGCGGTCTGGGATAAATATGCAGGAGCATCAAACGTGAACGGATGGAAGAAGGAGAACGGCAAGTGGTACTACTACAAAGCCGGAAAGAAAGTAACAGGGTGGCAGAAGCTCGAATGGAAACGGGGAATCAACTGGTTCTGGTTTGATTCCAACGGAGTGATGGTCACGGGATGGAAGAAACTGAAATGGAATGGTGACAAAAATGAAGACTGGTTCTACTTCAACGAAAACGGTGCGATGGAAACAGGCTTGCAGGAACTTCTATGGAATGGGGGAAGAAACTGGTACTATCTGGATCCCGTTTCAGGTGCTATGGTCACAGGGTCGGTTGTACTCAAAGCAAGATTTGGAAGCGATGGAAAGCTATCAGGAGGCTCGGCAAAATGACAGGCTATTCAGATTTTTATCCGCACAAGCCAGAAACGCAAAGCATTATCAACGCACACGCGAAAGACTTCGACTACAACACAGTAAACGAGTTTCTGAAGAAGAAGGGCGGTTATAAAGCCTATGTCCGCTCACTCGGCGGGGTTTTTGCCAAGTGGGTTGATTTTGAAGGAAAGATTACCACAACTGAAGAACTGAGCGAGGTAGGTGATTATGTCTGGGGTCTCTATGATATCTGGGGAGTTGATTACAGCAACGGCTGTGATTATGAATTTTCGGAAAATCGGTATAAATCCAAAGACGGATGTGTCGGTGCTTTCTACCCAAGTGAGAATCCCTCCATGAGATTCGATATGAATTACGCGGCATTCAGCTTCAAGAACGGAGACGATCTTCCCGGTATTGATGAGATGCTGTCAAACGGTAAATACTATGCGATCACGAACTGCGGACAGGGTGTGGTTCAGACGCTGAAGAAAGCCGGTCTTGTGCCAAAGTCCTTCCCAGATCCTGCTGAGTATCCCCGGTATTACAAAGAACACGGATACGGATATAAGGTAATCCGCAAGGCAAGCGATCTTCAGATCGGTGATGTGCTGTACTTCTTCAATAAGGAAATCGACAGAAACATCAATGATCTGCCGAACTGGATGAGCGGAGGATTCCATACAGCCATCGTAGGTGAGAGGACAAACAGCCACATCTATCTGTATGACAGCGGTCACGCATATACCTATTACGGGGAATTCCGTAACCGTAGAAAAATCGGCGATGACAATGTATATCAATGGGCGGTGGACTGGATTGGTATCCGTCTGGATGTTGTGGCAAAGCTTAAAAAGACCGACATGGGATGGATCTGCAAGGCAGGCAAATGGTACTACTACAAGGATGGAAAGCCTGTCAAAGGATGGCAGAAGCTTGAATGGACTAAAGGCACTGACTGGTTCTGGTTCAACGATGACGGTGTCATGGTGACCGGATGGAAGCAGATCTACTGGAAGGGTGCAAACCATTGGTTCTTCTTCAATTCGTCTGGTGCAATGCAGACCGGGTGGAAGCAGATTACATATAAAGGAAAGAAGTGTTGGTTTTATTTTGAATCAACCGGTGTCATGGTCACGGGACTGAGACAGCTCAAATGGAAAGATGCATGGGGATGGTACCTGTTTGATAAGGACGGTGTTATGCAGACAGGAAACCATACCGTGAAGATGGAATTCGGCAACACTGGTTTAACAGGAGGCATTAAATTATGACAAAGGAATATTGGATTAAATGGCTTAAAGCAGCCGGTGTACGTGCGATCAGAACGATGGCTCAGACAGCACTGGGCATGTTTACAGTAGGGATGGCGATGGAAGAAGTCAAATGGTCTTACGTGGCTTCTGTAAGCTTTGTGAGCGGTATTTATTCGCTGATCACATCAATTGCCGGACTGCCGGAGGTGGAAACCGATGACAGCGAATGACACGATCAGCATTGCTCTGGTCTTATCCATCGTGTCAATCGTGTGTACCGTGATTACAACGTGGGGTGGCTCAAAAAAACGGCAGAAAGAAGAGATCGAAGCAGAAGTTGAGCGGAGAGCATCCATGAAAGAGGAATTTGTCAAAGTCAATTTGAAACTGGATACTTTCTGCCGACAGCTAGAGGAAGTCATCAGGCGGTATGACAAGACTGATGAGAAGCTTGCCGATCATGAAACAAGGATTACTGAACTGGAGAGGAAGACATCATGACAAACATTGTTAACGTTACATTTAACGGCAAGACAAGGACTGTCACAGACGGTCTTTTCCAGTATGACTATGGTCAGATTCTGAATTTTACAGATCTTGAACTGCCGGAAGAATTTGAAATCGACTTTACGATGGCTGATGCAGATCCTGCTGAAACATATCTGGGAGAAAATAACCAGGTACAGATTCCCAACAAGTATTTGCAGAAATCAGGCAATCTTAAAGCATATATCTTCCTGCATGCCGGTGATACGGACGGTGAAACAGTATATACAATCGTCACTCCGGTCAGAGCGAGACCAGAAAGAACAGATCCCGTCCCTAGCTCTGAGCAGAAGTCACGGATTGACACACTGATCGAGCAGATGGATGAGGCAGTCCAGACGGCAGAAGCATCAGCCGAATCAGCACAGCAGTCTGCTGAAGAAGCACAGGCTGTCATTGCCGACATCGGTGACACTGTTGAACAGGCTGTTGAGGACTACATGGATGCTCATCCAGTAGATGTTCCTGTTGATTCAGTCAATGGGAAAACGGGTGCTGTGGTACTCGGTGCTTCAGATGTAGGAGCATTGCCTGATACAACGGTCATTCCTTCAAAGACAAGCCAGTTACAAAATGACAGCGGATATCTCACGGCAGTCCCTTCTGAGTATGTGACGGAACAGGAACTTAAAGCTGAGACAGATCGTGCAACAGCTGCCGAAGCAAGCATTGCAAGCACGGTGACGATGCACAGCACAGCAATCGGTGCTTTGCAGAGGGACATGCAGACGGCACAGTCTGACATCTCAGCAGAGACCACCAGAGCAACGCAAGCGGAATCTGACATAAGATCCTCAATACCCACATCCGCTCAGATATCCGCTCTCGCCCCTGTCCAGTCAGTCAACGGTCAGACAGGAGCAGTCACGCTTTCCACAGCCACAACATCAGTAGATGGATTGATGTCCTCGACAGACAAATCACGTCTCGATGACCTATACGCAGATTATTCAAGTGCTTTAACAGCACTGGGGGTGTAAATGGCACAGCCTTTAACAGACGCTATAAACGCACTTACGAGGTACGCAAACGAGACAACAGGGGCATCAGACACTACGTTGAGTGATGCCGTTGAAACACTTGTAGAAGGATACGGACAGGGCGGTGGTGACCATTGGGTACGTCCAGAAGGATGGGCGAATTTCGATTTGCTTTCAAAGGACGACCATGCTGTCTATATGACCATTGATAATAGGTGCCCCCCGACACATTTTGAAGTTTACGCATACAAGCAATTCTATTTTCAGCGGGTCCGCATCAATGGCGATGGTAGTGTCGATGTGCTTGAATCACTTGAATCGGGTGCAAGCGGGGGGAGTATCGCTGTGGATATTCAAGCGGACGCAGGTGAATATCCGTGCTATCGAGTTAAAGCAGTTAGCGCAGAATTGGTTGAGTTCGGGTTGACGAGCAATAATTTTCAGTTTCAAAAACTTCTTGAGAGGTGGTTCAATCTTCCGTACTGCACCAATTTCAATATTGGCTATGCATACAGAGATTTCCGTAACTCGAATGTGGTTGCCGAGACGTTTGTTGGCTTTCCGCAGAATAATAAACCTGTCAATTTTCAGGCTTCATATTCATTAAGAAGTTTGAGAAATTTATCGGAAGTTCCTTTAAGATATTTGTCATTAAATAACAATCACAGACTGTCCGATCTTGAAGGGGAGTTCGAGTTTAGTTCAACTACAACAACATACTCACATGCATCATGTATAGTATTAAAGAAAATAGACATTAGTACGGGTGTTGCGAATTTCACAACTTTATTCGCCGCTTTCCAAGACTGTGGAAGTCTTGAGAGTATTACACTTCCGAACTTCAATTCAACGCTGACATCTATGGGTTCAATGTGCAGAAATTGCTACTCACTTAAATCATTTAAATTTCCAGACGGAGATTATTCAGCAGTAACTGAAATAGCCAATATTTTTCAAGAGTGCTATGCATTAGCCGAGCCAATAATTTTTCCGAAGTCACTGACATGTCAAATTGGTCAGAGTGCTTTCGCAAATTGTATGCATTTGCCATGTGTGGTAATTCCTGCCGAAACAATGCTAACTCTTGCAAATGTTAATGCGTTCACAAATCTTTATACTCGTGGCAGACATTTTCGTGTCTACGTCAGACAGGCACTGATTGCAGAGTATCAACAGGCTACTAACTGGGCAACCATATATGCAACGGATGAGGACTTCTTTCAGCCGATTGAAGGAAGTGAATTTGAATATTTATTGGAAGGAGAATAAAACATGACACATTATGTAATCGAACTTCAGAACCGTCCAGACGGCATCACCAACAGCACTCTCACAGCGCGGTCTTCGCTTGCTACGGGTCTGGCACTGTTCTATCAGAGAGCGGCAGTAGCGGTCACATCAACGGATTATACTGCTGTATCTTTGACGCTGATGAGTGAAACAGGAAGTATCATCAAGAACGAATTGTTCCAGACGCAGTATGTACCGCCTGTGCCTGAACCTGAGGAAGAGGTAGAAGAGGAGGCTTAACAGTCTCCTCTTTTTTTATAAAATATTTTATCAATATATATTGACATACTGTTTATATAGGCATATACTGACATTGCATCAAACAAAAAGACAAGGAGAAAAGACATGAAGGAAACAATGAGAACAGTAACAATCTCCACTGTGATTAACGGAGAAAAAGTTGAGTCTAAAGAATTTACAGTCTATGAAGATGAAAACGGAACAGAATATGTCAAAAACATCTACGGCTGTTTTGTAAGCGTCAAAGAAGAAGTGAGACCGTTCTATCTGGTTGAAAGGAGATAAGAACATGACAGAAAAGACAGCACAGGCATTCATTAAGCACTACACGATGATCATGGAAAAGGCAGACAAGGCATGGGAACAGGAAGACATTTCTGCTTATGATGGATGCCTGAAGGAAACAGTAGCATTGGAGATGGTTATCAATGACCTTGGATTCACATTCAGGAAATCTTATGACGGCACATACGTGATTGTGGAAATCTGAAGAAGGAGGATAAGAAAATGGCAAGAATCACAACAGCAGAAAGCACAGTAGCAAGAATGATTGAAGAAGCGGAAGGCAGAGCAAAAGTTCGCAGGATTACCTACAACGAGATGCTCAGTATGCTTGAGAAGGTGGAGGCACATGTCAGACGGTTCTCCACAAGAGCTGACATGGTCGGCACGAAAGTGTTTGTGGATATCAATGCTCAGCGGTTCTCCAAGGCATACAAGTACACACCGGACAGCACACATTTCAATGCTGAATTTACTCCCAATGGGTGGAAGATTACCAAAGTATCCAGAGGGACATGCGGTACACATCTGTTTGACTTGGAGCTGACGGAAGCTACCAAGAAGCATATGGCTGATTATGTCAGCTCGGTGTTATACTGATGACGGGAAAAGGAGAAGAACAATGAACAGAATGCAGTTTGAAGCTATCAAGCGCGAAGAGGCTGAAAAGGCAGCTGAAGGTACCGGGTATGACTGGACAGATCTGCTCGATAACACAGAGCAGTACGAAGCAAAAGCAAAGCGCATGACAGAGGAAGAGATGCATGCTTACTGGAAAGAGATTTTTGAGGACAGTATTGCTGCCATGAGGTATTCCGATGCAGAGTGAAGCGGCAAAGAGAGCATCAGCAAAGTATGACAAGGAAAACACAACGCAGTACATTTTGAAGCTTAACAAAAAGACTGATGCTGACATTATTGAGTACTGCACGAATCTTATCCGGCTCGGCGGTTCCCGTCAGGGATTCACGAAGATCGCCATAAGAGAGCTGATAAAAAAAGTAAAGACGGCACCGATCTACATGTCCCCGGCAGCTGTGGGGATCTGCTCCATATTCCATGAAACGGACATCAGATCTCACCTGAACAGCGAACTGATTGGTCTCACAGTTGAATATATTCCTGATGAAAATGAGATCCATGTGTATGCCAACAAGACAGAGACACTTGAAGAATATCGGTACAGCAAATCTCTGGAGAGATGGGTAAAAGCCTGATACCTTTCTGATACCGATTGTTCAAATATCCATGATTTGGGACTGTCGAATATAACTAAAAAAGCCGATTTATTCGGCTTTTTGATTGCTTATGCTTGTTTATAAAACTATCTGTTGTAATACACACATGCCGATAAATACTGACAAAATCAGCTGTCTGATACCGTCATGATACCGTTTATCTTGTTTATAAGATCTTCATCAGCTTGTTTAAATAAGTGAGTATATGTTTTCAAAGTCTGATTAACATTGGCATGACCAAGATATTTAGACACTGCGACCACGTTTGCTCCGCTTCCGATCAGATTAGTGGCGAAGCTGTGACGCAAGTCATGTATTCTGATTGCCGGTAAGCCGGAAGCTTCTGTATAAGCTTTAAAGCGATCTTGCAGAGTGGTCTGGCTGATAGGAAAGACCAAGTCATCACCATTCTTACACCGCTCCAGAATCGGCTTTAAAACGGCTCTCAGAGCAGGTGCTGTGGTAAGCACTCTGTCAGATGTTTCTGTCTTTGTTCCGTGGATATGGACTGTTGTATCCGTGAAATCATTTCTGGTCAGACTGAGTGCTTCGCTCTTACGGCAGCCAGTGTAATAAATAAACGAAAAGATTGCTTTATAATATTCTAAATCTACTACAGAGATGAACTGCCGGAATTGTTCTGGTGTCCAGGTATCATATTTTCTTTGAGGCTGTTTAACTCTTTTCATGACCAGTGCCGGATTCGGCATATCGTACATGTCGGAAGCGTATTTAAACACAGACCTGATCACGGAGATTATCAGATTCTTTGTAGATGGTTTGAGATCGACAGCCGTAAACTTGATATACCAGTCTGCCATATCAGCCTTTTTCACGCTGTTTAAGGGCATATTATAATAGTCAAAGTATTTCTTCAGCATTGATGTTTGTGCTTCTTTTGTGCGGTCTTTTGGACTGTTAAACGCATAATACTTCTCAGCCATTTCTCCGAAAGATATTGAGTCAGGTTTCTCCTTGCCACGCTGTTCTGCTTCCCAGTCTAAAGCATCACGTTTTGTGGCAAATCCTCTTTTCAGAATCTGTTTCCGTTTGCCATTGGTAGTCTGGCTGTACTTTACATACCATGTTTTCCGTTCGGCATCTTTATAAGCAGGCATTATTCATCACATCCTTAACCAGTTCCTGAGGACTGACATCAAGTACAAGACAATATTCGATCATTCTGTCGGCTCTGATTTCTCTTTTATTGGTTTCCCAATAATGGACGGCAGATTTGGTTACATTCATCCTTTTGGCAACATCGCTCTGAGAAAGTCCTTTTTCTTCTCGCTTCCTAGCAAGCCACGTGCCAATCTCAGCATTATAGTTTTTCATATCGTCACCTCTTTGTTAATTAAATAATACATTACGAAAGTAAAAAATACAAAAAGACTGTTGACAGTTGCCAAAATGGTGACGTAATATAGTGTCAGTCACCAAAATGGTGACGAGAAGGGAGGACGAATGGAAAACGTAATGTTTAGTGTCAGGATGCTTGCAGTAATGCGGAAACAGACCATTTCTGAATTGGCGGCTGATGCGGACATTAAACCACAGCATCTGCTTGATGTCTCGGCAGGACGGTCAAAGATGACAGCGGATGACATTGTTAAACTGTCTGCATTGACCAATATTCCGGTCGAAAATATCGAACACTAATTTTTTTACACAAAGTGTTAACAAAACGGCTACGAAATCATGAAACGAAAGCGGTCAAGACTGGAAGTATCCAGACAGGTCTATCTGAATGTGACAGACATCAAAGATCTTCTGCAAATCAGTCCCTATCAGGCTAGAAGGGTTTTCCAGAAAGCTGATGAGATTGATGCGGCAGAACTGAGTGCTTTCCGAATTGAGCCTCGGAAAGTACGCACTGAGACTGTCTGCAAGCTTGCTCAAATCAGTATCGCAAAGCTTCAGGCACAAATAAAAAGTGGCTGATGGAAAGACATGGAACCATCAACCACGGAAAAAGACAAAAACATTATAGAGGAAAAAGTATGAAAAGGAAAGTCGATCTTAGTTTTTACATCGCATGTGCCGGATGGGCATATCTGGCTGTCAGAATCTTCCTGTTTCTGATGGGGGTGGATCTCTGATGAACATCGTAATGACAGTAGCAATTGTTCTGCTGTGCGGTGTGGTATATGCCCAGTCCAAACAGCTTGACATCGAACACACTGCCAATCTCCATCTGATTAACATTTGTGAAGAACTGCACAAGAATCAGAAAGAACTGGAAAGAAGAATGATCAAAGTCGAACAGATCGCTGCCAATGCCCAGAACAAGGCAACGGTTCTCAGCCACAGAATGGACAAGGGTGTTGTATATGAGTCTGAACATTGATGCCCTGGCTGAATCCTATTATGCCGGTGATGATCCGACATTCCGCAATGACGAAGAAATGACAACAGCAGAAGTCATGACCACAGCAGTTCATTACATCGAGGCTCTTGCGGATGAGCTGAATGAGAACGAGAAGAGAATTGCTCTTGATCACATTGACGATCTGTATGACTGTCTGGCAGAGGCTCTCGGAAGATGACAAGGAGAAGAAGTTGGAATGACAATTCCATCATTGATTCACCGTGCCATTACTGCTCAGCCAGATATTCCGGCTGCCACGGCGAGTGTGAACCGTATAAGAAGTACACACATAAAGTCAGGGAACTGCACGACAAGATGAGAAAGGACACATTCCGTGGAGACAGAAAGAACAATCGCTGAACTTGAAGCGGAAATCAGAAGACTGAAGGAAAAAATCGAACAGCTCGGTCAGATAAACTCAGATCTCTATATGAAGTATATGAAAGCCTCAAACGATCTGAAATGGTATCAGGAAAACACAAAGGAGAAACTGTTGAAAGATGTTGCTTGAATTCAGAGTAATCGTGTCTGACGAAGAGCCGGAAGCAAAACGATTTATGTCCCGGATTGCAGAGCAGAAAGGGTGGACTGTCAGCCGTGACGGCAACGAGACTGTTTACCAGTCACACCGATTCGTGCTTGCTGATTCAGTCGATGATGAAAGCAAAGCATATGTGAAAGAGGAGCTGTCCAAACGGCTGATATGGTAGCGCTCATCTGGTTTGCACTGGCTGTACTTGTGCTGATTTTTCTCAGAGGAGCAGATGACGGGTAAGCCTGACAGATATATGGACGGTATCCACAGGAACAAGCCCCCTATCGGTTACTGTCACTGTTATCTGCACAAAGGATATCTGACATCAAAACTACTGCGGAAGCACAAGTGCCTCACAAAGAACTGCCACTATCTGGAAAAGTACGAACAGCACAGATACTGGAAGGAAAGAGAAAGAAAAAGAAAGGAAAAGAAAGAACGGAAAAATGGCATCACTTTACGAACTGAAAGAAGCCTATGCTCAGATTCAGGAACTGATCGAAGACGGCGGTGATTACGAAGGAGTCCTCGCCACGATCACGGACGAGATTGAAGTCAAGGCAGAGAACTACGCAATCGTCATGAAGAACATGGAAGGTGACATTGCAGCCATCAAGAAGGAAATCGAACGGCTCAAAGCCAGACAGACGGTCTTGGAAAACGGCATTGAGAGGATGAAGAAAAATCTGACGGAAGCAATGATTGAAACCGGCAAGAAGAAGTTCAAGACAGCCAGATTCTCATTCACGATTGCCGCCGGCGGTATGAAGCCTCTCATTCTTGATGAGAAGATTCCCAAGAAGTACATGATCGTCAAGACTGAGCCGGATAAGAAACAGATCCGTGAAGATCTGGAAGCAGGAAAGAAACTGAAGTTTGCTCGTTTTGGGGAAAGAAAGGAGAGTCTCAGAATCAGATGAATTTCGCAATTACATCAGGGGTAATCCCAACAGCCAAGAAAGTCGTTATTTACGGAATTGAAGGCATCGGTAAATCAACGTTCGCCAGTCAGTTCCCTGACCCTCTGTACATTGATACGGAAGGGTCTACAAAGCACATGAATGTCAAGCGTCTTCCGTCACCGGACACATGGCAGACACTGATTGAGGAAATCAGATTTGTGGCTGCCGAAAGACCATGCAAGACACTGGTCATTGATACGGCAGACTGGGCAGAAAAGCTTGCTGTACCGTATGTCCTTGCCAAACAGGGCGGTGGAGATCCCAGAATTACCAGTCTGGAGTCATTCGGATTCGGCAAGGGATTCACTTATCTGGAAGAGGAATTCAGAGGATTCATTGCTGAACTGGATAAAGTGATTGCATCAGGAATCAATGTTGTGGTCACTGCCCATGCTCAGATCCGCACATTCACTGAGCCGGACGGATTCGGTCAGTATGACAGATACGAACTGAAGCTTTCAAAGAAGTGTTCACCCATCCTTAAAGAATGGGCAGACATCCTCATCTTTGCGAATTACAAGACACTGATCGTCAAGGATACGAACGGAAAGTCAAAGGGTCAGGGTGGTGAAAGAGTCATGTACCTCACTCACACTCCTGCATGGGATGCGAAAAACCGCTTCGGACTGCCGGACAGCATGCCGTTTGAATACAGCGCAATTGCTTCCATTATCACGGAAGTGTCAGCACCGGCTCCGGTCAAGGAAGAAAAGCCTAAAGCCAGGAAGGCTAAGAAGGAACAGAAAGCACAGCCTGAGGCACTCGATCTGAATTCCCAGAAACTGGACATTTATGAGTCGGAAGATCCGATTGAATCAGAGGCACTGAAGACACTGCTTGACAATCTCCAGAAGAAGGGAATCAAGGAATCCGAACTGGAGTACTACGTTAGCAAGACTGGTGTTGTGCCGGAAGGCATGCCCGTAAGAAGTTATGATGACGAACTGCTCAACTACTTAAATGCAAACATCGGAGCGGTTTACAGCAAGATTGTCGAAATAAGAGATCCGTTAGGATAAGGGAGGAAAAACAAAATGACAATGATGAATGAAATGGATTACAATTCCGCAATTTCCGTAGAGGACGATGAGTATGTCCTGCTTCAGCCGGGTACCTACCAGTTTCAGGTAGACCGTGTTGAATTCGGCAGATACGAACCGAATCCCCAGAAACCTAGCAAGCTTCCGGCATGCCCGAAAGTGACAGTATATCTGCATGTTGATACTGATGGTGGAAGAGCGTTTATGCAGAATAACTTCTTCCTGCATTCTTCGACTCAGGGACTGATCGCTGCTTACTTCAAGAGTCTCGGCATGATTCCTGAGGGAGCAAAATCCTTCACCATGGACTGGAACGGAAGCATCGGCAAAAAGGGATGGGTAAGAACATCCATCAGGGTTTACAACGGCATCGAATATAACCAGGTAGACCGTTTCGTCAAAGCTCCGCAGAATGCTGCCGAACAGCCTGCTCCGGCACCGGTGAACAGCCGCTTCAGCGGAATGCTGTGATCAGCCTCAGACCTTATCAAGAGGAAGGGATAGAATCCGTACTCGGCGAATGGAAGAACGGCAGAAACAGAACTCTGCTTGTTCTTCCCACCGGGACGGGCAAAACAGTCTGCTTCTCCAAGATTGCCGAATCCTGCGTTAAGAAAGGTGAGCGTGTCATGGTGCTTGCACACAGATGGGAACTTCTGAAGCAGGCACAGGACAAGATTGAAGCGGTGACGGGAATTGAATCGGCAATTGAGAAAGCAGAAATGTCAGCACTGGAAAGTGATCATCCGATTACTGTTGCTTCCATGCAGACACTGGTAAGTGATAAACGGCTGAATCAGTACAACAGTGATTACTTCGGTACGATCATCGTGGATGAGGCACATCACATCATGTCTGACGGCTACCAGAAAATCATGAATCACTTCCCACATGCAAAGATATGCGGAGTAACAGCCACAGCAGATCGTGGAGATAAGAAAGATCTCGGTAAGTTCTTTGACTCACTGGCTTATGAATACACACTGTCTCAGGCAATCAGAGACGGTTACCTTGTGCCGATAAAAGCACTCACCGTACCGTTGAATATTGATATCACCGGAGTGCAGATCTCTCAGGGTGACTACCAGTTAAGCGGTCTGGGGAATGCCTTAGATCCTTATCTGGAACAGATTGCAGATGAGATGGCAGTCACATGCAAGGACAGAAAGACGGTGGTGTTCCTGCCGTTGATTGAGACATCAAAAAAATTCCGTGACTTACTCATTGAGCGCGGCATGCTTGCAGAGGAAGTCAACGGAATGTCTGATGACAGAGAACAGATACTTGCAGACTATGAGAACGGCAAGTATCAGGTACTCTGCAATTCAATGTTACTCACGGAAGGATGGGATTGTCCACCGGTGGACTGCATTGTGGTACTTCGACCGACTAAAGTCAGATCTCTCTACAGCCAGATGATTGGAAGAGGAACAAGACTATATCCGGGAAAGAAGGATCTTCTGATTCTGGACTTCCTGTGGATGACACAGAAGCACGATCTGTGCAGACCGGCATCACTGATGAGCAGTAAAGAGGATGTAGTCAAAAGAGCTACAAAGAAGCTTGAGAGCGGTGAAGAAACACTGCTTACAGATGATTTCTTTGAAGAGATCGAACGGGATGTCATGGCTGAAAGGGAAGCTGCTCTGGCTGAAGAACTTCGGAAGCAGAGACGGAAGAAAAGAGCGCTTGTTGATCCTCTCCAGTATGCATTCTCCATCATGGATACAGATCTCACGGATTATGAGCCTGAATTCGGATGGCAGTCCAAACCGGCTACAGATAAGCAGCTGTCAGCTCTGGAGAAGTTCGGCATTGACAGCAGTGTTGTTCAGAATGTCGGTCAGGCTTCTCTGCTGATGGATAAACTCATCAATCGGAGCAGAGCCGGACTGGCTACACCGAAGCAGATTCGCAAGCTTGAATCATATGGCTTTCAGCATGTAGGTCAGTGGACAAAGGACGATGCCTCAAAGATGATGAGCCGTATTGCTCTTAACAGATGGGTTGTTCCCAGAGGAATCATTCCTCAGGAGTACTCGCCAAGATGAGCAACGAACGGGAAATGCTGCTGCGTGAGAATGCGGCAGTAAGTGCAATTGCAAGGGTGATCACAAATACACCTACTATGACAGTTTCCGATATCCGCATCATAGCAAGGACTGCTTATGCACTCGGTTATGAAAGAGCAAAACAGGAACGGCTTGCGGATATCGAGCTGTTCAAAAAATATGACGAGGACGAAAATGTTCAAAATAGCATGGATAGATAAACGGGTCATGCCGAATCTGGAATATGACATTTCCGTTTACATCATAAAAAACGATAACAAGACCAATAAATACAAACTGAGATTAATCCTCCGGCATGGACTGGAGAACCGTATCTCGTCAAACGGACTGATCAAGATTGGTATTGATACAGAGCGTGAGCGTATGTACTTTGCGGAGGCTGACAAAAAGTATTACGGCTTCCGATACAAGTATTACCGGGGAGTATGCATGCTTGAGACAGCGAGCCGTATGTTTGCCAATCTTGTGGAATTCGGCGGTCACTATATGGCTGATGTCGACCCGGAAAATGGTCTTGTATACATTGATTTGAAAAGAAGAAAGGCAAGGTAAAAGACATGAATAAATTTAAAATCGGTGATCGTGTTCTGGTGAACATGAATCCGCAGCATGAATCGGAAGAAATCCGTGAAAGACTGAAGAGTCTCGCCGGAACAATCAGCCAGTTTGAACATAAATCAGCTGAAGTTACAACAGTTCATAACGGATTCGTATATGAATTGAACGGCAAATTCCTGGCTGTGGAAGATGTTCTACTTCCGGCTGATGAGAAAGAAGAGCGGACAGATGATACTATCACGATTTCCAAAAATGACTTCCTCGATAAGTGTGCTGAATTTATCAAAGAATCTCCGCTGAGCGATGATGACTGCGGTGATCTGAAAATTATTGCGATGGTTATTTGTGCCGGACTTACCGGGAAGCTGTTTGGAAAGGATACGGACTGATGGCAGGCAAGTACTGCCGGTACTGTAACCACATCGTGGTGAAGCACGGGAAGTGTTCCTGCCCTACCAGAGGAAGAGATTTCATCCCGATCAATAATGTCAAATGGAAAAACAAATGCCCGGTTTTCGATCTGAATCCGATTGATGCTCTGGGCATAAATACGGTGGGATATATTGAAAACAGAGGAAGAAAAAAATGAAACATGTTGGAGATATTACCAAGATTCACGGCTATGATCTGCCACCTGTTGATGTCATCACGGGTGGCAGTCCATGCCAGGATTTATCTCTTGCCGGATACCGGGCAGGACTTGCCGGTGAGAGATCCGGCTTGTTCATGGAACAGATACGAATAGTAAAGGAGATGCGTGAAAGAGATGAAACTGAAGGCAGAACAGGTTTCTATGTTCGACCCAGATATATGGTCTGGGAAAACGTACCCGGAGCCTTCTCCTCAAACGGAGGAAAAGACTTCCAAGCCGTCCTCACGGAAATCGTCAGGATCGTCCGACCGGACGCCCCCAATGTGCCTCTGCCTGACCGGGGGGGGTGGAAACAGTCAGGATGCCTCTACGATGAGATGGGCAGATGGTCAGTTGCTTGGAGAGTACACGATGCACAGTTTTGGGGTGTACCCCAGAGAAGAAAACGAATCGCGCTTATCGCAGATTTTGCAGGACTCAGTGCAGCAGAAATTCTATTTGAGCGAACGGGCATGTGTTGGAATCCTGAACAGAGCAGAAAAGAGAGGCAAAACACTGCCGGATGTATTGCGGAAAGCACTTGAAAGCCAAGCAGGTTTATGCGATTGAAAGCAATGAAACCTGCCAGTCCCATAAAGGCATCGGATGCTGTCTGCTATGTCATAGGCTCTTATGAGTCAAATGGAATGAAATCTAAAAATCCGCATGCAGGAATTTACGAAACAGAAGTCAGCAAGACACTTGACGCTGCAAACTACTGTTATCCGGCATGCCACCAGGGGGGGGGTGCAGTAGTTGAAATACATTCTTCTGGAAAATCATCCGAATGACTCAAGAGTCAAAATACAGACTGACGGAATATGCCAAACCCTAAACGGACAGATGGGAACCGGGGGGGGGAATGTGCCTTTGGTTATCGAAATAACTTATGAAACTGATAATGATCGTAAACGATCAAGGGGGGGACAATCGGCTTCAGCGATGAAGTGACCGGCACACTGCGCAGTCAGATGGGCGGTCATCCTCCCTTGGTTCTTATTGATGAAGATGAATACACTGACTGAAAAACGGTTATTTGAATGGCAGGAAGATGAGATCTCCGTAACACTCCGCAACAAGAGTGGCTCATACGGGGTGGTTATAAGTACTCATTATTTGTGAGCGGAGCAGACCTTTACAATCATATTCTGACTGGTGAAAAGACGATGACGCTGAACGCGGCAAGACCTGACATTCACAAGATACCGTGCGTGATTCTGGAGGAGTAATGACATACCAGAAGAAAACAGGAACACTGACAGCAAACAGTCATCCGGGAAGCTACTGCGGACAGGATGCTTACAATGACATGTTTGTAACAGAGGTGACAAGTGAAGACATATTGCATAGGCAACGGGCAGGTGCATCAGCTGTATCTGAGCCGGAAAGCAGGTTCGCTCAACTGCATGCACGACAGGCAGCTGATAATCACCACAAGAGAGAGAGAGAGAGAGAGAAAGATGGATTTACACGTTCGCCGTTTGACACCATTGGAATGTGAACGGCTGCAAGGGTTTCCTGACGGATGGACAGACATCGGCGAATGGACTGACTCCAAAGGAAAAATACATAAAGAATCATCCGACAGCGCCAGATACAAGGCACTCGGAAACAGCATCGCAGTGCCGTTCTGGTTCTGGATGCTGAGAAGGATTTCGGCACAATATGAAAGACCGGCAACACTGGGCAGCCTGTTTGATGGAATCGGAGGTTTCCCATACTGTTGGGAAAAATGCAACGGGAAAGGCACTGCCTTATGGGCATCGGAAATTGAAGAATTTCCGATTGCTGTGACAAAAAGAAGATTCCCGGAAGAAGACGAAACAAAGGAGAAAGACGAAGATGGCGAAGACACAGACAGTGACGATCAGTCTGGAAGAGTATAAGGAATTATTGCTGAAGGATAAACCGAACAATAACGATCACGAGATGGTCGAACGGATATTTAACGAGATCGAAAAGCATCTGGTTTATTCGGATTCACGTTACTACGATGGATACATTGGAAACGAGATGAGAATTGATAATTCAACGGAAGTTATAAAGGAAATCATGCAGATGACCAAGTACGTTGATTTTGATCGGTGGATGAAAATGTGGAATACCGTACAGACCAATGAACGGAAACGCAAAGCAATGAAGGAACAGATCGACCAGATGAACAGAGCAAAGGAGATCCGAGATGACCAGATTGATTGAAGCGGATGCCATACCGTGGGACGTAGAGGGAGTCGGAGAGATTCCTGTCATCACCAAAGAGGAGATAGACCAGATGCCGATAGTAGATGCAGTGCCTGTCATCAGATGCAAGGACTGCAAATACTACTCTTGTGGCACAGTTGAAGGGAAACACCTGTGCATGTCGGTAAAGTATAGGTTCACACCAACCGCAGAAGACGAATGGTGCAGTAGGGCAGAGAGGAAAGAAGATGAGGCAGATTGATTTGTTTGGGAATGAAATAGATGTAAAAGATCTGAAAACGACATCGCTAAAAAACACAATCAGAGGGGCATTCCGAAAAATGTACGGATTCAATCACGAGCACACTTGTAAAGACTGCAAATTCCTTGTTTCTAAGAAGAGGGATAGAACTTATTACAAATGCTCACTCATGGGGATATCTGCTTCTGAAGCAACCGATATTAGGTTGAAAGATGTGGCATGTTATGCGTGGCTGAGGAAAGAAAATGACACAGACAGAATGGATAATTAGCCTTGACGATGATTTAAAAGACCATGACGAACTGTTTGTGGGGAATGTCAGAGATGGAGACATACTTACACGGTGCAAGGATTGCAAATGGTTTGGAGACATAGGATGTGCAATCGGTATCG